TTAAATGGTGCATATGTATCTAACTTACGAAGCCATTCAGCATAAGTGTCTGTTGCTTGATCATAGTCTGTATAAATATTTTCAAATAATTCGTGGTATTGAAGAAAATCATCTCCTTCTACATTCCAGTGATATCCATGAGCCTTAAGTTTAAGGGTAATGTTATCTGCAAGTAGCACCTTTAGTAGGTTGATTAATTCTTCCATTTAAACATTATATCATACGGTTTAGCCTGCTGTACGCCTAGATTATAGGTTGCCAGTGGTATACTTGTCTGTATGATAAATAAAAAATGGTCTACTGGTAAAGAGATAATGGAGCCCATTGGGTATGACGAAAAAAATGTATACGACGACAATCAAATTGAACGAGCAATACCTATATCTCAAAATCAGTTAAACGGTGCAAAACTATTTAATTCAAAATATGAATATGCAAAAACATTAAATAAAAATGTATCGTACTTAGAAATAGGTGTTGCTTATGGGGAAAGTGCTCAAATGTTTATAGACACGACAGAGGCCAAAAGTGCAGATCTTATGGATTTATATGATAATGCTGCTGGAGTTAGACATCCAGGAGGCCTTGCTCCAAAAGATAGTTTGATGACACATGAAGAATACATAAAAGATAAATTTTCTTATCATCCTGATATAACTATAATAAAAGGCGATGCAAGAGATATTTTCTTTACTTTAGATAAGAAGTATGACCTTGTTCTTTTTGATGCAATATCAGGAAGGCTTATGATAAGAAATGCATTAAAACATTGTAATCAAATAGTTAATGTTAATGGAGTTGTAGGATTTACTTCTTACATAAATTATGATGCTATTCATTACGACATGTCTGTAGGAATATATCAAAGTGTAAACGAGTTTTTACATTTTAACAAAAACTGGTCTGTTGACGGTATTGTATTAAATGAACTTGGATTTCATGAAGTATATATAAAAAGAAATTCATAATAAATGAGCAGTTTATAGACTACTGCTCAGGTCTATTAGCCACGGGTTTCAGCCTGCTAACTGTCTTTTCATCGACCATCCGTTGCAAAACCTTTTAAAGTCTCATAGCGGAATAATATCTATTATACTACTTAATTTTAATAGATTTAGGCTTTTTTTCTTCAGGAACAACACGAACTACATTAACATGTAGCATGCCGTCCTTAAGTTCTGCAGATGTTACTTCCATGTACTCTCCCAGTGCAAAAGATCTTACAAACTTTCTTCCTGCGATACCTTTATGGACTACCTCTGCATCTGTCACTTCAACAATCTCACCCTTGATAATTAATGTTCCGTTGTCTACTGAAACATCAATATCTTCCTTAGTAAACCCTGCAATAGCAAGTGATATCCTATATGTGTCTTCATCTAATTTAAGAAGATCATACGGAGGATATGATTGAGAGTTTATTTTGTGTGCACTATTTAGACGGGCTAGGTCTCTGTTAAAGCCAATAAAAAAGGGATCATTGAAAAGATCCATAGCGAATTGTGTTACCATGTTATTCCCCTTTCAAGCGAATAATTTAATTCCCCCCATTTGGGCAGGTATAAATATTATAGCATAGAAAAACAGGCTAGTCAACTAACCCAGCCTGCTAATCTAATTAGTTACTTCTTTGCTGCTGCCTTTTTAGCAGGAGCCTTCTTAGCAGTTTTCTTGACTACTTTAGCAGTCTTTACGGCTAACTCTACTTCTTCAGCAGATGGCAACTTGCCAAACGCTTTGTCATTAGGATTAACTGCTCTAATTGCAACGGGCACAATGGCTCCAAGCAATGAGTAAGCAAGCGTCTTTGGATCAGTTACGCCTGAAGCGTAAAGTGCAATCGCTGCACCAAGAACTGATCGTCCGTATGATGGAAGCATTGCTTTTAGTTGTGTTGTATTCATATTATTCCTCCTAGGATATAATTTTTGTTAGTACTGTGAAGCCAATCCATAATCCAATAATTCCTGCGACTCCCGCAAAAACTGGTGGTGCTGGAACTGGCAATTTGAATGCAGCAAATACTACACCACATCCAAAACCTGTTATTATTGATAGCATAATATCTTTCATTTTAATATTGAACAGTCCTAGCGGTTCCTTCTGTCTCATTTATATTTCCACGATAAGAAGTACCTTCAATATTAAACCACAAAGGCGATGAGTATCTATCTGAACTATTTACTAACACTTCATGCAAATAATGCTTGTTGCTAGGGAATAAAATAAAACTATTAGCCTTTGGCTTAACTGTTAAATTATGCCATGGAAAATTTATTTCTCCTCCATCGTAGTTATCATTAATATAATAAATAACTGCAAAATCTCCTGCTGTGTCTACATGTTTGTTCATTGAATAATCTTTTTCAAATTTAACTAAATGAACTTCTGATTTTTCAAAAACACGAAGTTTTACATCATATTTATCTATACATTTTTGCCAAGCAATTCGAATAGCCTTGTCTAACAGGTCAGCGATCTCCGAAGATAATCCTTTTTCAGAATTAAAAAACTTTACACCCCAAGGCTGTTTTTGCCACCCATCAACATTAACTACGTAGTCAAGCAATTTTTTATGCTCTTCTTCTAATAAAACATTTTCTACAACCTGTATATTATCTACAGAGTTTTCTGAGGTAGTTTCAATCATTCTTTACTGTACCATTCTGCATTCTTGGTAAAAGCAGAACCAGTAAACTGAAACCACATTGATGAACTATATCTATTTCCACCTGTAATTGTTTTTACCTCATGTAAATAGTTTTCGTTGCCAGGGAAAAAGACTAAACTGTTTGGCTTTGGTTTAATATTTATATCAAATTCTGAAAAATACAATTCGCCACCAGTAAACTCATCGTTAATATAATATATTGAAGCAATATGGTTTGATTCGGCGGAATCAGTATCTATATGTGGATGCAAAACAAGACCTTTTGCAAATTTAAACAAAGCAATATTTTCTTTTTGAAAATAATTAATGTCTACTCCATAAGCCTCTGTAGCATTTTTATGAACAATTGCAAATATTTTTTCTAGCATATTTAAAATATTAACTGGTAACTGATCCATACCAACAGAATAGCAATCCCAAGGCTCAAGAATCCACAACTCACGCTTATTTACGTAATCAAGCAAGGTTTCATGTTCTTCTTTAGATAGTACATTTTCTATAAACTTTATGTTTTCTGGAGATTTTCCTATTTTTTCAACATTTTTTAAATAGATCTCATCTTTTTCTGAAGGGTTAGTAATCATGTATCTATTCTACCATAGTCTTCTGGCAAAAGTTTTTTTAATTCTTTGTATGCTTCTGATATTTTTTTCATAGAATCATAATGAGGGTATGCTGACCCTACAAGCCCATATTTATTAAAGTATTCCATGTCTGAATCAATTTTAGAAATAAAATCACTAAGTCCAAATTGAACATCTTCTATATATTTAAACGCCCAATCACGAGATTCGGACATAAAACGAAGAAATCCTTCCGTATTTTCTATTGAAACAGGGTCATCTTCAAACTGATCTTTAATTTTTTGCGCTGTTAAAGCAACCCTAAGATTTAATTCTGCAATATTGTTTTTCATTATGATTATCTTTATACCGAGCAAACCAGACAAAGATGTTAAAAGGCTAATTACAATCACTAAAAATATTGTTAAAATCATTTTTATTTTCCAACTTTACTAAACATTGCACCTATATCACATGTAAAAATTAAGTTAGCCATAGTTTTTTTCCGCCCATTCCCTAATTCCAGTTGATCCTAAAAATTTAGATCCTGAAAAAACAAACCTCATACCAAAAGTATATCTAAAACCTTTTGAAACTTCAAGGACTGCGTGAAGGTAGTTTTCATTACCAGGAAACATAATCAAACTATTTGATTTGGGTTTAATTTTTAAATTATAGTCTGGAAATACAAGTTCTCCTCCATCGTATTCATCATTGATATAGTACATACAAACAATATGTTGATGTTTTTGAGAGTCTGTATCCACATGTGGTTGCATTACATCTCCACTGCTCCATTTTGTTAAAAGATATTCGCCGATAAAATTATCGTCTACTTCTATATCATAATAATTTATACATTTTAATCTACTAGTTTGAAATATTTTTTTCAAAAGTTTCATAATGTCTTTTGGAATTGAGTCTTTGGAAGTTCTTTCTGTAGTCCATGGCTCTTTAATCCAAGAAATCTGATCATCATTGTTTACAAAATTGTACAATGTTTGATGTTCTTCATTAGATAAAAAATTATCTACAACATATACATTTTTTTCAGAACTTCCCAATTTAGCAACATTTTTTATATAAACTTCATCTTTTTCTAAATCAATATGTTTTCTAAATTTTTCTATATCCATTATTCTTTTCCACCCTCTCTAACAAGAAGCACAATTGCCCCTGTATCTTCAAGCGCTTTTTTTACTCTTGCCATGTACTCTACTGCTTGTCTTTTTCCATCATCAGACAAAACCATAAACTGTTTTTCATTTGCTTTTACTGTTAAAAAATTATCATTATCAACTATTTGCAAAGCAAAACCTTTTGGTGAATAGTGTGAAAGGGAGTGAAATGCTCTTTTATTTTGTTCAGTATACATTAACTCTCCATTGTCAAATTCTGCCAAGTGTTTGCCCAGTCAGATTTACTCTTATGCTTATTAAATTCTTTTGAAATAGATCCACCCTCTAAGTATACACCACCCCAAATGCCCCATTCTTTTTGTGAAATTCCAACAGCAAAGCATGTTTTGCTTACTGAGCATGTTGAGCATAGTTTATCTATTGCAGGTTGTAAAACCTCATCTTCTTCATATTTATCAAAAAATAAATTTGTGTCATAATCTAAACATGCTGCATTATCTTTCCAGTGATGTTTCATTTTTACCTCACAAATTTATCTGGTATATCCCACCCAGTTCTTGAAGGCTCAAATCTTTTTTGAATTTGCCACTTGCCATTGTAAAGTGCACCATCCTTAGATGTTCTTGCTTTATCTGAAACATACGACTGTATTACGGTCCATCCATTCCAACTTAAAGAACTATTACTTGATACAATCTTTTCCATTTTTTCTAATGATTTAATAATCATGTTTCCCCCTATTAGTATTTAAAAATTCCAACTTCAACTTCATGATCTTGTGCTTTGTTAACTAGTTTTGAATTTGCTTCATTTGATAAAGATAAGTATGCAATATAATTAAAATGATCTATGTTTTCGGCAATCCATGAAGGTGCCACTTTATAAAACTTAATTTTTTTTCCACGAGATTTCATCCCACGCTCAGAAAGGTTTGTAAATTCAGAAACCATGTCATTAACATTTCCAGGACCTGCTGAATAAATATTAAACTCTTTATCTTCATCTTTTAACATGGACATTGCTACACCCATAGAACGAAGAAAGACCTGGTAGTCGCTAAAACCACTAGTTCCCTGTACTCCCACTATCATTATCTAACCCTTCTCTTAATCTATCCATTATAAATAACATCTTATCTAATTGTACTCTATCTAAGCCCATTGTGTCAACTACAACTGCAGAGTCTTTGTCTATGTTTTGACCTATTGTTGGTGCTTTATAAAATTTATTATCTTTAATCCAATAAGCATATCCATCTAAGATAATCACACGAAGATTTGTTCTTTCTTCATATACACTAGACTGCGTTTTTTTTATTATAGGTTTAAAAAGATCTGGTGGAAGCAAAGGTTTTATCATTTCATGCAAAGAACTTTGAGAAAATCTATACCTTTGTTCTGTAGATCTTATTGTATCTAAATAAATATAATATTTAAATGTTATAAAAGTTACAATTAAAGTAATTAGACAACCCAATAAGAAATCCATGATATTTTATCTTTTACCTAAAATAATTCTTATAATTTCTTTTAGCGTATACTGTCTATTTTTATCAAGTTTTGCAACCTGTTTTGGATCAAGAGCCTTTTGCGTTATAGATATTTTAGGATTTTTATCTGTAACATCCATATCTAAAAATCCATTTTCCCAAAGCCCATAAACCTCGGTGGAAAAATATCTTGAAAACTCATTGTGTAATTCTGGATTAACTGATTCAAGTTTATCTGTAAAATTATAAAGCATTTCTCCAGAATCTATATCTATTCCAGCAGCCTCAATTGCTCCAGATAAAATTAAATCTTCAAAAATCTTTTCCTCATCCATTTAATTTCCAAACCATAGTTGACGGACCTCTATCTATAAGTTTAAACATATGATCCTCATATTGATCACGAAGATCTTCATATAATTCTGGACTAACATGCTGCAGTTTTTCTGTAATTCTGTAAAGAAT